TGCTCGTCCTGGATCGCCTTTGCTGAAAGAGCGTCGTTGCTGGCGCTGGTCTGCATGAGCGTGACCGTCACTGTGCCTGACCGGTTCGCCGATTGAGCACGTGCGCTCTCTCCGTCAGCGCCGACCTCGAGCGTGAACGCATCTTCATTTCGTTCGACGACAACGAACGTGTCAGGCGCGAACCCCGTCAGCACGAGGCCTGCGAACGAAACGGAAACGCGCTTGGGTGAGTATGTCTTTGCCATGGCTTGATCCTTTCTTAGACCGTGATCGTTCCCGTCAAGTCGACTGCGTGAATGGCCCCTGCGATCCGGGCCTGGAAGGTGATCGGGCGGAGCCTGCGGTTGGCGCGATCAGCGGGAGCAACCTCTGACGCTCGAGGCACGTTCACGATGATCGTCGCAGGGTCGGAATCCAGAAAACCTGAGGTCACGCCTTCGCGAAGTTGAGCGCGCAACTCGGATTCGATCACTGCGATCCCCGCGTCAGTGAACGGGACCTTGGGGGAGTTCGTCAAAGCCGTGACGATCCGAACCTGCAAGCGCGCTTCGAACCAGTCGCGATCGCGGATCACATCGATGAACTCGCCAGCGCCCACCTTGCCCTCAGCAGTGAGCGAGATCCCGCCATAGTCAGTGTAGTGGTTCGCGTTCTTCGCATTCAGGTTCGTGATCTCGGTGGCAGTCAGAGGATCGGTGGAGACTCCAGCAAGCCGCCTGAACTTGGCGGTAATTGAGCCCGGATCGAACGGGAAGATCGAGCCGAGAGCGGCGGCGCCGATGTGCGTCATTCCCGCGCGCCGATTGTACCAGACCGCAGATCGGAATTGATTTGCGGTGCGGATCGTCCCCGCCACGTCAGTCTGCGGAGCCGCAAGAGTGTCTGAGTCCTGCGTGGAGAAAAACGCAAGTTTCTTATTTGACTCTGCCCAGGTTGCGGCGGCAAGAGTCTCCGCGCGGCCCTGAGTCGAGAGCGTGAGACCGTACCAATCCCCATTCTCGATCTGAATTGCCGCGAGATCGGCGGCAATGCCAGGATCAGTGTGCGTCTGCTGAACGGTCATCAGCGGGCCGACCTCAGGAGCCACGGCGAAATGCACGCCTGCCGCAGCGGAACAACGAATGAAAGTCGTCTGGTTCGTAGCAGTGATTCCGACCGCAGCTGTGTTGATTGCTGCCACGAGCCCCGCAACGATCTCAGCGACCGTAGCGGTAGAATCGCTCGTGAACAAAACGGTTACGGATTGCCCAGCGGTCCCGAGCAATTCAACTCGGTAGACACGATCGTTGACCGCAGCGGGGGTCACGTCGATCTGAAGCGTTGGCGCGTTGGCGCGTCGACCGATCGCCAGCCGCTGAACCTGCGGGCTTTGATTGAAGATCGCCGCAGCCGCCCTGTAGGCTCCGTCGTTGACCGTGAACCCGTCAGCGGTCATTCCTGAAAGAGAAGTGTAGAACCGAATGCGCTCAGAAAAGCGCGTGTGAAAATCCGCGATCAGCGGAACACCGAACCCGGGTTGCTTGATCGCCGCAGCCAGGGTGCTGATCGTAACGTTGGCAATGTCTGAAAGAGATCCCATTTGTTGGCCTCATGAAAAAACCGCTGACCATTCAGCGGATTCAATCCAGGTAGACGGCACAGAAACGCCGCCGCAAACTCTCATGCGGGCTACGAACTGTGCCCGATCTTCGAACTCCGTTTCTAGCAAAGCTGGCACGCGCTGAACAGACTCAGTTCGGAAAACCACGACCCCAGCGGACTCGAGACTTGAGGCGAATTCAGACATGAGCCAGGCTCGGCATTCAGAGGCAAGAGCGATCGCAGAGCGGCTACCTGTGCTCTGAACTGAGTAGACCGTGAGCGAAACGTCAAACTCGATTTGCTCCACGCTCTCGATCAGGATCTCTTTCCCTGGCGTTGCTTGCGGATTGTCGGTGATTCGCTGTTCAGGAAGACTCGAGGTCGAAGAAAGGTTGTCGATTCGGATCGTCGCGTATGTCTGAGCGCCCTCAGGCGTTGACCTACTCTGAATCTCCCAACGCACGCGCTCTGAAGGAATCCCCGTCGATCGCGCCAGGCTTGACGCAATCTCGGCTTGAATAGCGTTTTCAATCTCGGTCCAATTCACGGGAGCACCCGAGGCGATCCGAAGGACACAGAGACAGTCTCGCCTGGGCTTTCGAGAACTTCAGGGCGCGGCTCTCGAGGGGAGTCCAGTTGCTTTGCGATCACTTCTGAGTAATGACCGTTCGATTGCCAATTCAGAACGCGATCGACTTCGAACACTCCGAGCCCTGGAATGCTGAGGCGATCTCTCGATCGAAGATCACCGATCGCAAAGACGCGGACGAAATTGCTTGAACTGATCCCGCGCGTGTCATCACGGTTTGTCGGCTCGTTCGAAGGCTGTACGTTGGCTCTGACAGAAAACGTAGAACCGACCGCGCGCGCCAGGGCCCGGCCCTGTGAATCGTACGCGTCAACCGGAAACCTCGTGACGTTCACGGAGTGCGTCGCTACGAGCGCGATCGCTGAAGTCATGTCGATCACTTTCGCCCTCGCTTTGCGGCTTCTGCCCCGTCAAGAACCTTGTAGGTCAACGCGCCAACCAATCGCCCTGTGTCTACGAGCGTTCGCACCTGACCTGTCGAACCTTTACGACGCTTGCTCTCTTTTCGCGCTCGAGTTGCTTCAGCGTTCGGTGGAGGAATCGGCGGGCCCTGGGTGATCGCCCCTCGAATGTCTGCCACTGCGGCCTGCCCTAGCAACCCAAGTCCGCGCTTCGGGCTCGTGCCAGTCTCAAGAGCTTGCTTGACGATCGCCTCTAGGGCTTTTTGATAACGATTCGCATTTGCGTTTACGGTCGGCCTGAGAAACGGGCGCGCGGGGATCTTCGACGTACCGAATTCGTGAATGATCCCCAGCGCCGCGTTGGTCAATCGGGACTCGTCTCGACGCGGATTCTTTTTCCCGTCCCCAAGCAAACCGACGATCACTGTTGATTTGTCAGGAGTCAGCGTGTCAATACGCTTTTTCAGGGAGGCTAGCCCTTTCTGATCTTGAGTGATTCTGACGGTCCCCCTAGCCATTAGATCACAAACGGAGTTGCGGCTGACAGTCGAACGAGTCTTGCGAACTCGATCCCGTAAGACGAGCGCGAGAGGAATTCAGACACCTGGCTTGAGCCGCCACGGCTCTCGTAGCTGATTGAAACTGAACCAACGGACACGCTTTGAATCGCTCCCAGCGAAGCGCCTTGGGATCCGACTCCGCCACCCGACCCGTAACCGGAAATCTTCAGCATGTGCGCTGTCAGGTAAGAGCCCGCCAGAATCGTTCGCGATCCGAACACGGAAGGGTCCACCTGATTGTCAGCTTGTGCGATCCAGAAATCGATCGTGGCGTCTGCGACGCCGTTCGCGACGGACATTTCTGGGGCTACAGTCCGCACGTCTGCAACGGTCCAGGTCGCCACGATCGATCCCTCGCCTTAGCTCTCAGGAGGCGTAGCAGGCGCGCCCGTAAGAACGGTCGAGGGCGAAAGCGGGGCCTCCTGATCGTCTTCGATCACTTCCAGTTCCTTCAGAGCAAACCGCGCCTCAAAAGCGGGGTTGTTCATGTGGAGCTTGATCAGATCTTCATGAACGTCGACGACCGCGCCAGGTGGGATCTTCGCGACGTTGTGACTCAGTGGAAGAGACTCGATCGGGCCCAGCTGCGTGAGGCTCAGCGAGTTGTTTCGGATCTTCATGGTGATTCTCCTTCGGGGCTTTTGGGGCTTGATCGCCCTTCAAGTTCTAGATTGGAAGCGATCTAGAACTTGAAGCGCGACCCGTGGTGAGCCACGGGCGCACCCTTGACAGGATTTAGATCCCGTCCCCGTAGCAGATCGAGAGAGGGTATCTCGCGATCACTCCACCCGCGCGCGCGTGACACTCCGTGACGTACTCCATTCCCTGGAGCACGGGCGGGAAAGTCTCGAACGGGACCGCAACGATCCATTCGAGGTTGATCGGGTTCGGATCGTAAGCGACCATTCGAGCGGTCGCGCCAGCGCCAGCCGTGTCGAGGAACAACGCCCCTCGGACCTGAATGTCCGGGCGCTGAGTCTCGAAAAACTTCAGCACGGTCAGAACGCCGTCACCAGTGCCCATGCGCAGGCGGTTGATCAGCCGATAACGGCTGTAGGGCATGAGCAGTCGGCGGGGTTTTTCGACCTCGGCCGTGTTCTGCGGAATCTGATCACAGACTCCGAACATGTCGCGGAGGATCTGGTCAACGGTCTTCGTCGCCCACAAGGCGCTCGAGCCCGTGCCGTCAGCGGGAACCGTGAAGGTCTGAGCGTTCGGCTGATTGAACAGACCCCGGATCCCAAACTCCGCAGCGCCCTGGAGCGCAACGGCGTTCAGGCCCTCGTCAATCCCGCGCCGCGCCGCCATCGCTTTCATGGCGTCGAGGGGGGTCCCCGCAAACTGAGCCGCGCGGATTTCCTGAATCGAGTAGCCAAACGACAGGCGAAACGATCGCAGGATCGAAATAACTTCGAACCCATCCACGTCAGCGCGGGGGCTGGAAGTGGAGTAGTTCGACATGATCTTAGCGACACCTCGCTTGTCGAACATGCGATAGGTGTACTGCTCAGCGCCCGGCGCGACGGGCTTCACGCTGAGCAGTTCACGTGACTCGAGCGCGCCCTGCTTCACTTCGTAGAGCGTGCCTTCGATCTGCTCCAGTTGACGAGCGAAGAAGACGCTCTGCGTATTGTCCAGATGCATGAATTGCATGATGTTTGATCCTTTCTCTTTCGCCCGATTACGGAATGTTGATTTCCAGGAGCGCCAACCCGCCAGCGGCGGCGCTCGTCAAAAAACGCGCGTTCGGAACAGCCACGGCACGAGCCGTGTCAGCGTCCGTGCGGAAGCGGCCAACAGCAGGGTTGGTTCCGGTCGCACCCACGGCGTTGAAGCGCGTGAACACGGGGGAGGACGGTGTGACGGCCTGCTCCACCTGAACCCACACTTCGCCTCGAGAAACGAGCGAGCCCATGAAGTTCTGCGGAATGCCTCCGTTGGCAACGGGGCTGGCTTGCGGGAGCGTGTGATCCTGGATCGCGATTCCCAGCAGCACGTCCGTGCCAGCGCTCAGCGGACGGAAAGCGAGTTCAGAGGTTCCCGCGCCCGTGTCGTGCGCGACCATTCGCCCAACGGGCTGATTGGCGACTTGGTTGTTTCGGCCCGGGCGAACGTATTGGAGGTGTCCGTGACCCCCTTCGTAGCTGGGCAACATGGTAGTCAGGTAAGAGAGTTGAGCCATGGCGTTCTGATCCTTTCTTGATCTCGAGAGTGATTACTTCGGAGTGGTGAAAAACGCGGCGCGGTAGGCCTCCCGCTTTTCAGCGGTCGACTTCTGCGGCGCGGGGAAAGACGAATCAGCGACCGAGGCATCGCCAGTCAGGCGAGCGATCACCGACTTGGACGTGAGCGCCTCGAACAAACCGATCACGTACTCAAGGCTTTTGCCGTCCAGCTTGATCGAATCATCGATCTTGGTAATCACTGCGGCGCGGATCTGATCGTTGCTCAGCCCATCAGCCTTGACCTTGAACGAGCCCGCGACCGTTTCCAGTTTGACGCGGTCCTGGACCGCAGCCGCGATCGTCTCGGCGTTCGTGGCCTTCGCGAGTTCCTCACTCAGCTTGTTGACGCGCGACTCAGCCGCATCGGCTCGAGCGCTCGCCTTGTCAGCCGCCGCCTTGAGCGAGGCTTGCTCAGCCGTGAGCTTGGCAACGGCTTGGCTCACCTGTGCAGTCACTTCGTACGTCACTCC